GGTATACGAAGCGTCTTTCCTGGATCAGTTACAGGGTTCTACAGCCCTGAAGAAGTGGCTGATTTCGAACCCAAAGACATGGGAAAGGCTGTCAACCTCTCAGAGATTAAAAGCGATGAGCTTACCATTGACGAAGATAGCGGGGAAGTAGCACCACCCATGGTCAAGGGTAACTTTGCTGCCCATGTCCATAAACTCCATCTGTATGTGCCAGGTCAAGAAGAACCCTATGCAACCTACTTATCCCTAGAGGATTGGATTGAGGGGTTTTTAGACATCTTTGCTCGTATTCAGAACTCAAGCAAATATGACGATAAAGAGAAAACCAAGAAGTACAACCAATTGCGTGCTGCCAATGATGCCTTTACAAAGACATTTAGCGGTACGCAAACATCCAAGTTTTTAACCAAAATAGCTGAAATAAGGAGAGATTGATGAGTAATGGACATATCGCCCAGATGGGCAAAGGCGTATTGTTTGGTAACGCTGATAAGAAGCATGAGAAAGCACCCGATTGGAAGGGTACACTCTTGCTTTCTGAGGACTACAAAGCGGGTCAAACGCTCAAGATTGCTGGCTGGACTAAGAACACCCCCAAAGGGCAGTTAATTAGCTTGTCTGAGGATACTTGGAAGCCACAAAACCCCCAGCAGTACCCCAGAGAAACCAATGCCAATGACGGTGAAGTACCATTCTGATTAAGCTGGACTTGCCCTACCCGCCATCCATTAATAATTATTGGATAGCGAGTGGGCATCGTAGGTTTATTAGTAAGCGTGGGCAGTTATTCCGCCAAGAAGTAATGGTAGCGTGTTTACAAGGGAGAGTACCAAAATTGGGTTCACAGTCGCTCATGGTTCACATTATTTTGCAACCACGCAATAAGAAGTTGATGGATATTGATAACTGCGCCAAAGCAATTTTAGATAGCTTAGAGAGTGCGGGCGTTTTCAGTTCGGATGTCCAGGTGCAAAAGCTCTTAATTGAGCGTGGTAAGCCAATTAAAGGCGGTGGCTGTCAAGTAATGATTGAGGTAATCCCCTCTAGCTCAGAGGAGAATCCGCAAGGATAGTTAGGTAAGGTGCGCCAGCCATCTCTTTGAGCAAGCTGGCACTAATAAGGAGATACCATGAAACCAGTTCCATACAACACAGGCAAGGTCAAGATTGGCAGCAAGTATGTGCCACCAAAAGTTAACTACATGAGCGAGGACTGCGAGTTTATCCAAAGTGTTTTGTTGGGATTGTGGATAAGCGAACGCAGAGCGCAAGTGAAGTGGATTGCGTACTTATTAGTTTTGTTGCTCTGCATCATTTCTTTAATGGCATTGAGGTAGCCATGGACTTTGATGAAAAAGAGGATAGCTTGATGGATATTGTTTGCAAGCTACTTATATTTTTTATGGTGATCCTGTTTGCTATTCTGATTAACTGGATTATTGAAAAGACATGATCTATTTCTTATCCAGTTTAGATACCTATGAGATTGCTTGGGCAGCCGCAGATCGGTGCAAGTACAAGCAAGATCAGGGCATAGTCAACTATAAGCGGGTTGATAAGAAGCGGGATAACTACGGCACAGCCAGGGAAGGATTGACTGGCGAGTGGGCAGTCAGCAAATACCTAGACATTCCCGTAAATACCGAAAATTATTTGGGGGGTGATCCAGGTTGGGATTTTGAATATCAGGGCTTGAAGGTCGATGTCAAGACTACTAGGGCTAAATATCTACTGTTCCAATCCCATGCTCACTTCAAAGCGGATGCAGCCATCTTAGTGCGCTATCACCAAGACTTCTTAGTAGAAATCCTCGGTGCAATAACACGGGATGAATTTTTTAAGGTAGCTCAGATTAAAAACCTAGGCTATCAAGATAACTATGTAGTAACTCAAGATCAATTAACACCTATTGAGGAATTTAAAAATGCAAGAGAACGACAAGAAGCCTAAGATTTTTATAGCTACACCCATGTATGGTGGAATGTGCGCTGGTTTTTATACCCAGTCGATCATTCAATTACTCACCACTTGCCAGGCTAATGGAGTGGATGCAGATTTTAGCTTTATGTTTAATGAAAGCCTAATCACTAGGGCTAGGAACTCATTAACCCATAACTTTTTAAAGACGGATTGTAGTCATTTGATGTTCATTGATGCGGACATTAATTTTAGAGCTACCGATGTAATCCACATGATCCGAGCTGATAAGGACATACTCTGCGGTATCTACCCAAAGAAAGAGATTAACTGGCACTCGGTTAAGGCAGCCATGGATCGGGGTGTGCCATTCGATCAGCTTAAAAGCCATACGGGTAGCTTTGTTGTAAACCTAGTGAACTATGTTGGCGAGGTAACCGTACCCGTTGGAGAGCCAGTCGAGATATTCAATGGCGGTACAGGCTTCATGCTGATTAAGCGTTCCGTCTTTGATAAGCTAGGAGAATCAGTACCGAGCTACTCCAATGATGTGGTTGATCTGGGTGGCAAGATGCAACATTCTGAACCGATCAAAGAGTTCTTTACCACTTCCATTGAGCCAGGCACTAATCGTCTGCTCTCCGAGGATTACCACTTCTGCCGTATTTGGCGGGAATCAGGTGGTCAGGTCTTTGCAGCGCCATGGTGTCAGCTAGCACACATCGGCACTTATGCCTTTGAAGGTCAACTTACCCCATCGGAATAACCATGAAAATACATACAGTAGAAGGCAAGCAATTAGAGTTTAATGATGAGAACTTAGTGGCGGTGTACCAGGAGAAGTACCGTTTGTATGACCGTTTCTTACCACACTTAGCCAGTTACCTAGAGGGTACGGTGGTGGATGTCGGTGCGAACTGTGGTGCATTAACGGTAGCCATGGGAGTTAAGAACCCATCCTTAGAGTTTGTTTGCATTGAGCCAGAGGATAAGCACCTACAGCACTTGCATAAGAATGTGTTGCAAATCAGCAACAGAGTTCAGGTAGATCGGGCTAAGATTGGTACGCAATATAAATTACTAGACAAGGTAATTGAACAGTTTGAGGTGAAGGATATTGGCTTACTCAAGATTGATGTGGATGGTTACGATTGGGATGTGATTGACAGCTACTCGTTTAGCCAAAAGCCACCCATCTACATTGAAGAAGATTTTAAGTTGCCCGATCAATACGCTAAATACCATGCAATGAATCAAAATCTGTCAGAACTTGGGTATAACAATATCTGGATGTTTGACAATTTTGGTTGCCTGATTGGATTTACAAAAGATTGGGATATGGTCAACACCTTAAACTCGTATGTTGATCGAATGAAACACGGCAAATCCCAAGCAACTATGTATTACCTTGACTTACTTATTTGCCAAGACCAGGATGTAGATAATCTAGGTCAAGGCGTAATAAGCTATATCAGCGCTTAGTATTGCGCTTGGCAGTCTTAGCTGAACGGACAAAGGCTTCCTTGGTTGGATAGCCTTTCTGTCCTGGCTCTTTAGGCGGTAAGCCCTTCTCTCTGCGCTTATTGATGTTGTAGTACAAACCTTTTTTTATCGGCATTTCCATCTCCTTAATGATGCTTTAGCCCTAGTCGCTGGACCTTTAGCCTTACGCACAACTCCAGCCATACGAGCGCAGAATGATGCCTTACGCCCTTTTTCAGACTTGGTACGGGGGTTAGGTGCTGGTGCTTGGAGATTGCTGCCTGTAGCTCGGTTTAGCTTGGCTCGACCTTTTGCAGTCAAGCCAGCGCCAGCCTTTACAGATAGCTTCTCTCCACGCCCAACAGACAAACTAGGATTTTTCTTAGCCATTAACGCTTCATCTTACGACCAGCAGCCTTTTTCATACCATCACGCTTCATAGTTGCATCGGAATACTCACGACCACCAGCAGCTTCACGCTGTTCATGTTCCATGTCCATTTGTCGGGCAGACTTGTTGCGATTTGCAATCGGTTGCATTACTTTTTTGTTTTCCATTATCGAGTTCCTTTTCTCATTTGACGGGGTTTTGGTTTTCCAGCAGTACGCAACGCAATCGCAATTGCTTGCGGTTGTGGGCGACCTTCTTTGACCATTTTGCTAATGTTAGCGGATACGGTCTTATCACTACTACCTTTTTTAAGTGGCATTATTTCACTCCTAAATATTGTTTAACCATGTTTAACAACTCGATCTGCTCAGGACTATATGAGCGTTGAATATCCTCTGGCGACCATTGTTGGAATGGGTACGCTCTAAAGTAACCAGGCAACCCACTCATCTCATACCATTGTTGGTACGGTCTTTTCTCTCCATACTGCTCTTTCTCAAACTCATACTTGTTTTGCATGAACTGTTGCTGCTCTGGAGATAATGACTTTTCAAAACGACCATAATAATCAATCATTTGCGGATCGTTATAAATCATATAGTGCGATGCAATATCGCCTAAGACATCAATTGGTCTAGTCTTTGAATCAAATATTTCAATGCCAGGCTTGCCCATTGGTAAGTCTTTTGGTCTTGGATACTCAGGTGAGCCAACCTCATCTGGTGGGTAATATTCTAAAAATCCTTTACCAGCACCAGGAGAATACTTATAACCAATATCCAAATCTTTTAAAATTGGATATTCTTTTCTAGCTTGCTCTAAAAGCATTGGATCATTCTGTTTAGCAACCATGTCCATAACACCATAGTCCATTGCGGGTGGCGCTAGATCACGGTCTTGCGCAACCATGGTCATCATTTCAGAATCATTAGGCATATTGTCTAGTACCAGTCCGATCAATAATTAAAGCCTGTTGGCGTGGCTTGTCCTCTGGGTTGTTAGGGATCGAGATATGTGTCCAACGGTCAAACTCCCGAATGATTTGATCGTATCCTAAGCCAGCAGCCATCACAGTCTTAACCACCTCATCGGGTGTCATGCCAGGCACACGAATATCGGCTGCACAGCCAATGCGGTGCTGACTAGTATCCTTGCTGCCAACGGCATCATTGACTTGTTTTGAGCGAAATGCTGAATTAATCATTACAGGCTTGCCACCAAGCACATCTTTGACTTGCTCTAAAAACTTAGCAAGGCGGTTAAGGTTGGCTAGCTCGTCTGCGTTTGGGGTGTTGTCAAACTGCCGATGCTCGGTATGCGTTAACTCCTCAAGAGTAAAGTGCAGACTAAGCGGGGTTATCATTTTTCTTAGCTTTCATGTCCATAATCTTTTCTAGGGTGCGACCACCAAAGTAAAAGCTCATAATGAGCATACCCCATTGTCCTAGCAATTCAACATAGTTGTTATTGACTTCGATGTCGGCAGCAGATAATCCAGCAAAACTGGTATAAACCAGCAAAATAAAGATTAAGGTCATTGGTCTAATGTTCTTGGATAGCCAAGAATCGCTACCCATATCCGCTTGCTGGCGTTTGGTTAGTTCTTGAGCTTCAATATTGTCAGCGTTTAACTCAGCTAACTTGCCCTCTTGTTGCATCTGTAAGAGTTCTTTTTGAGCCTTTGCCTTAGCTTCTGGATCTGGAATGAACT